GATCGAATGACATCCATCGGCATAGATTGGGCGACTTTGACGGTAACCATGCTTTGACCTCGTTACAGGAATGCCCCGGCCAACCTGACCGGGGCACTTTCATATACGCTAACCGGCCTTAGAGCAGACCCCTCGGCCACGTCGCGCTCGCCACCACTGGACCTGAGATGCCGTTGGGGCCGGGGCCGACAACGGTGGTCATGGCTGACGTGCAGGAGGTGGTGAGCACAATGCCGGTCACCAGGGCCGAAGTGCGGACCGAAGTGGTCGTCAGAGTACCCGGCGAAGTGCTGCTGATATACAGCTTCCCATTGGGGTTGGCAGCCGGTCCGAGGGTGGTCGAAGCAAGCGACCCCTTCTTGGCCAGGACGCCAATTTGCTGACCACGGATGGCTGCCCAACCGTAGGAAGCAGCGGCAATGGCAACTTGAACCCAACCGAGCTCGGTTTGCTCATTGACCAGCGTAACAGTGGCTGGAACCACCACGCCACTGGTCTTGTCAATGGCAACGCACTGATACGCCGCGAGAGCCACTGAAGCCAAGACGAACACATATTCTGAACCGTTGGTGCCCAAAACGTGAGTCCCAGGCAGGAACGGCGCAGCAGGGTACTCAGGCGTGGACGAACTGATCACATACGTCTGAGTAAAGTCAATCCCTTCAGTATTCAGAGTACTGAAGTTGGGTGTGGCAGGAGCAGTCATAGCTGCCCTCCTGTGTTGAGTTGAAGGAAGAAGCTACTACGGCCCTCGGCCCGCAATTGGTTTCGCAGGCAGCCGCTTGGATCACAATTGAAGAGGGGGAATTGGTTTCCCCCCTCACCAATTATGCGGTCAAAACCGACGCCCAGAAACCTTCTTTGTACTGCCAGATGATAGCAGCCTTGTGCGTCGCCAAACTAAGGGAGCCATTGAGGGTGCTATTCAATGTATCCCCTGAGCCAACATAGACTAGCCCGGTGGAACCGGACGAGTTATAGATGAAGTACGGGGTGCCGGTTTTGGCATCCACTGGCATCCGGATGCCATCAGCCCCTGTAGCAGTCATCTCTATATTGTGAGCCCGGATCAGTGTAGCCGTGGCCTGAGTAGTGCCCGCCGCTGTAAGGGCAAGAGGGCTGTTGCCCAATACCCCTGCAAGAAACGGTGGCATGCTGAGGCCCATAAGGTCTTCTGAGGTAGGCATGTGTTTACGCTCCTTTTCGTCCCGAAGACAAAGTAGTGGGTAGTGGGGGTACGCTAGAAGCGTCACAAGATTGATTTCTAGGACGCTAGGAGTTTGGATTGAGGCGAGGTCTAAACCACTTCCTCATAAAACCTTTTACAGGTTTATGTTTGTAGGATGGCAAGAACATGCCGTCAAGAACACAACCATTTGTTAGACGGGTGAGCAGCAGCCCGTAAGGCATGCCGGATTCAACTGCCCATTCTTTTAATGTCTTGATCACACCCTTGATGGTCAAGTAGCGTGTCGACTCACGAGGCCCAAGCCCGCTCAGCCTTTTGGCTCGCTCTTCAGTAGGTACTTCTTGCCACTGCCTGAGCATGCGCTGAGCCATTTTCTTTTTAGCAGCTTCACTGGCCCAGTAAGCTCGTGAAATTGCTGTACGGTGTGCAATAACATAAGGATCTTTACAATACTCTTTCATTGTAGCGCTAACTTTGGCGGGCATGCTCTTACAGAACTCGGGATCAGCCCATTGATCAATAGCATTTTGACGCAAACGGGCACGTCCTTTGTCTGACCGTTTATAGGCATGACGGTCATTGCGTTCGTCATCACTCAAACCAGACCAGTAGCCTTTCATAATCAGGGATAGTTGCTCGGCTGGCATATCTTGACGCACAGCAGGAGCTAGATTGAAACCATGTTTGTTGCTACCAGAATTGTAATGATTGATCCAAAATTGCTCTCGTTCTTTGAGTTGCAGCTTCGAACACTTTTCAATGATGCTGAAGGCAAAATTCTCAGCACCATGCTTATCCCAAGCAGCCTGCAAAAACACATTGATGTGTTTACCACTTAGCAATTTGTTCCGATGAGTGTTGGTACGAGAGGAACAGTTCATTGCAGAACCAACGTAAACCTTGCCAGTAGGAACACAGGTTAGTTTGTAGATACCAATACACGCCTCAACCATTTTGAAAGCTCCCTGTTGGTAAGCTTGTTTAACACAAGACCTACCAACAGGGCAACATTTAGTTTTTCAGTAAATCAGGAAGTGAGCACTCCTTGCAGGAAGGCGTTAGAAATTGTCATATTTCCGGCCCAACCTACAAGTCTGACCATCATTTTTGTTACTACCTAGTTTGTGAGGCTAGGCGGGTTGACCGCTTCGGATCAACCTCTCAGGTTTCATAATCACGTTATTGCCTGAGATCGGACTGTCGCTTCCCTTTCGGGTCCTCTCACTCAGTCTCTCACGGTGGCTGACCTTGCCTTCCGCCTTGTTACCCCCGTCGGGGCCTCCAAGTCAATCAGAGAGGATTTATAGACACCTGATCAGTGATATCGAGCGTCTTGGTTGACCGAGAAACGATCTGGGTCCAGCGGAACCATGTTGCGACGGCTGTGCGGACGCCAGTGCAGATACTTGGTGTTGAGGAAGTAGGCCGTTGTAGACGGCGCACCACCAACTGCCGTAGCACCTGCTCCGGAAGACGTCTGGAACGGCAACGGGTCAGAGCTGAAGCCTTGGAAGCCACCGTCCAGCACCACATCGCTGTTCAGGTACTTCAGGCTCATGAACCCGTATTCGGCCATGTCAGGCGCAGCATTCTCACCGCTGATGCGCTGGATGGCCTGGAGGGCGCTCAGGTAGTACCTGTACATCACGTTGTCCATGATGATCAGGTCGGGGTAGTCACGCCCACGGACCAGCTGGACCCACAAGGCGTCCATCTGGCTGAGGATGCTGGCTGCACTCAGCACGGTGCCGCCGTTGGTGTTGGCGGACCATGACTGATTGCGCCAGAACTGCCACTGGCTGCGATCAATGCCGCCAACCGTACCGGTGGAGGGGCTGGAGGCAACAAGAAGCTGAAGACCGCCGACGGAATTAGTAACGCTTCCATCGCCATACACGCCTTGGCTGAGTCCATTCATGAATGTCGGTAGTGTTATCGTTAGCCTGTTTATGACTAACTTCTGCATGTCACCATGCAGCCCAGACTATATCATCCCTTTCGGGTCGGGCGCTCGTGGGCGGGTTATTGTTTCCTCACCGCCTAGTCGTTAGACCTTTTGCAGCCCTGGGGCTCACGCCTTACATCTGCAACTTGGTACGGGATTGTCTCATTGCTGAGAGTTTCCCCGTTTCACCCGATTTTTGTCATTGAGCCCGTTAAGACTCAATGGAGGACTACATTAAAATCCTCAGCATTCATGATGCGGGACTCAAGCAAGTCGATGATCGCTTCTTCGCCCAAGATGTTATCGTAACGGCTTTTTATCCGCTACTTCTAACGGTTCAGTTTCCCGTTAGTTCAGCATATATCATCAAACAGAAGGTAACTTATTGGCTTTGCGTAAATTTTCTTCCTTGGGAAGGATCTGAAGATTCCAGGGGACATGCAAACCGCTAAGCGTCTTGCCACGTAGAGCGTGAATGTGATCCACGTGGTGCATGATGCCAGTCACTTCAGTAAGTCGCCGTGCTTCAACATAAAAGGCTTTGATCTCAGCCCAGTGCTCTTGTGTGAGCCATTTGGGGATTCTCAACCTTTTAGCCTTAGTCCGTCTCAAAGCGTTGGCAATTACCTTTTCAGGATTCTTACTTGCCCACTTCCTATGAGCCACACGGTGGTATTCTAAGGTCTTGCTCCCGCCAGGGATTTGTCTCTTAAGCCTTACTTCCCTGTCGTAACAGCCGCAGCTAGATGTATGACCACTACGTACACCATCATGCTTACGTTTTATGACAGTGCCACAGTCACATCTGAATGACCAAACAGCTATATTACTGCCTGGACGGAAACCTGCGTGCTTCAGAGCAACTAACCGGCCGAATCTCTGGCCCGTCAGATCAATACGCAAAGTGGCGACATATAAGGGGCATTGTTTGGAGCAGTATTCTTGCTTGCCCTTCCTAAGGTAACCTGCGCGTATTGAAACCTTCTTCCCGCAGTCGCAAATACAAAGCCAGAGCGCATTGCTTTGAGGGTCTGAACCATTCCTCCTTTTAATTAGTAAATGCCCTCGTATCAATCCAGTTAGATCAGCAGCAATGCCTCTTGTCACCTTTACTCACCTGTTTGCCGGGCGCTCGTGGGCGGGTTATACTTTCGTCACCGCCTATGCGTTACACCTTCAACAGCACTCGAGTCAATAGTTAACTCTACATCTGTTGCTTGGCTCGGGATTGGCTTCTCAGCGTTCCCCGAATTCACCCGGTTTTAGAACTCCCGCGTCTTAAGAGTTCTGTAGCTCCTCCAATCCTGAAATCGATACCGCAACTGCGGACTGACGGATTGGATACTCAGCAGCACTGAATACCTGACTCGGAGCGATGTTCAACGTCTGGTATCCGGAATACCACTGAAACGTTTGGTTGTCCAAAACTGTTACTTTAAGTTGTGACCTAGCTCTTCAACTAGGCGGGGTGACCTCTTCGGATCACCCTCTCTGGCTTCATACCTACGTTATAACCAGAGCTCAGACTGTTGCATCCCTTTCGGGTCCTCTCGCTCAGTCGTTCACGGTGGCCTTGTGTGGCCTTCCGCCTCGTTACCCTCGTCAGGGCGTCCGAGTCAATCAGAGAGGATTTTACTACGCCCACAACGTTAAGCGTAGTTGAGTTCCTGGACGATCGTACGACCGCCAGAGAACGTCTTCAGATTACCACGACGAGTCAAACGCAGAAGCGCTGCGTTATTCCTCGACATGTTATCTGCAAGTTCGCCAGTACGATTCCGAAGAGTCGTAGTGACGATTTCCGACAGATTAGGGAAAGCCATGATCTTTTCTCCTTGCTTTTCCCTGGTTTCATTTGTGCAGCACCACCCGCCACGTATTTCATTGCCGGCCTGTAAGCCTGCAACTACTGACGCCAGCTTGGATGTAAGATGCTACGGTTGGGTGCGGCTAAGCGCCCTGTAAGGCCCCCGGAGCCGCTATGGGGTTATCTTGGATTAAGGATGACAAGCCAGCATCAAGCATTTCATGCGTGCGGGGCTGTACAGACCTTCGAAGCTCAGCACAGAACTGATTCCTGTTTACATCTTCATCGCGTATGAATAGAGAACTAATTATGCCGGGTGGTGAAAGACGGCCATTTGGCCATCTCATATCACCAACACTTATTATCTGCACATTGGGCCGCGTGGCAAATTGTACCTCCAATGTTTCATACCCACTATAGCCAGTCATTCCTACCATACCACGCATATCAGGCAATCTGAAATTTTCAGATCCGTGAGCTCCGTATTCACGTGTTTTTGCGAACCACTTATGGAGCTCAGGAAACTGAAACTTGCTGACCAACCGTCCATCGGCGGGCACCCAGCCGGGCGGGCACCAGCTGGGGATATCAATATCTGGCAGAAGTTTGACGCCACGCAGAGGCATCAGCATCTCTGCCTTGACTACCAACGGGGCAGCAACTGCCGCAACCAGCCCACTGAAAAAACTACGCCTGTTGATCATTCGCTAAGCTCCTCACGGGCCTGCTGAATGCTCTCGCGCACCGTCTTTCCCTTCTTGGGCTTCTGCTGCTGGCTGTCGCTACCGCCAGGGGCGCTGCTTGACAAGCCGACGTTGGCTCGCCTTGCCTTGTCCGCCTGATCTTGCTGCGCCTTGCGTTCTTGCGCCTGCTTGGCCTTCAGCTCGGCCGCTTCCTTGGCCTTAGCCTCAGCCAGTACCTTGGCACGCACGTCTGGAAGAGCATATAGCGCCATATCATAGGCCCTGTCCAGGTCCGCCGCACCATTTGCTTGCGGCTGTACCGCACCTGAGCCTATCAGGTGAGCCATCATGCCACGGACCTCCTCATAATGAGGCTTGTCCTTGGCCCAATTCGTGAGAATGTTATTGGTCTCAGCATATGACCGCTCAGCGAAGGTGCTCTCAAGCCCGCCAATCTTCTGGGTAAAGCCGGCTTCGAGCTGCTGGAGCTTTGCCTCCAAACCGGTGATGTAGCGCTGCAACGGCTCAGGTACTTCACCCAGCGGTGGCTCCTGTTGATCCTTGCCGTTTGATTGCTTGGCCGGGTCAGCTTGCTTGACGGGATCAGCCTGTTGCTGACCACCAAAGAGCTTGTATGGGTCCAGCCCAAACGACTGCGCTAGGGCAACAAATGCTACCGGGGCCTGACCGTTCTTGACCCTGCTAGAATCCATGTTGAGAGCTTCAAACCAGCTGAAGAGCTGGTTGACGGCAGCAGCCGGCTCATGGCCGGTTCGCTTCAGGATTTCTTCGCGGGGCTTGAGGACCTGATCAAGCGCAGAATAGCGCTTTTTAAGTTCGTCAACCCCCTTGGTACCATCTGCCTCACGCTTGGAAATTGCGGCCTGAACAATTGGGGGGATTTTAGCCCACTCGGCTTTTGCCTCCTTGGACCACGCTTCAGGCGGTGTCGCAGTGACAGTTCCCGCATCAACCTGCTCTGCCCCGTCAGCCTCTTGCTGGCCATCTCGTTGCTCCCCAGCATCCGGCTCTTGCCCACCCGGCTCCTCACCCTGATTATTGATCGCAGGCCGCTTGCCATCCTTGGCTACAAACTTGCCCCTATCATCACGGTCCTTGTCCGTTTTACGGCTGTCATCAAAGCCCTTCTCAAGGCTTTTCCTGATGTCGCTGCGGCCACTACCGGGTCCGTCCACTTGCCGTTCGTTGAGCGGCGGCAGCGTGGTTTCCTGTTGCTGCTCAGCACCGGTCTCAACATCAGGTGAAAAACAGCGATAGGACACAGACCCAAGCAAGTTATTGCGGATGTACATGACTTACGCTCCTTATTTGAAAGGCTTCATTACCCAACTATCGATTGTCTCAGGCGTCAAATCTTCAACTTCGGCCATCATTTCAGCAGCCATCCAGTTGATTGCTTTGACACGCTTGGCTCGTTCCTCATATTCCTCAATCAGGGCATTGTCAGCAGGTGATCTTTTGTCCTCAACTATTGATTTGGCATCGGCATATTTCATAGACGTCAAACGGCGCTTGCCCATTGGGTCTATCTTAAGCAGATAAGCACCTTCGGCAGCTGCCACCGCACCAATCAATCTTTGTTTTTGCTCCTCAAATGAAGGAGCTGGCGGAGGCGGCGGTGTATCGTCCACTACCTCATAGTCAGCAATGAAATCATCAGGCTTACCATCTTCAGGAGGATATTTAACACGATTAATGCACTGTTCAACCCACGGATGGGCAGTAGGAGCAGGCTCATTCACAGTGTATCTATGCTTCAGCAATGCCTGACGATGCTCTTCAAGGGCGGCAGGAAAGTCAAAACCTATATTATCAATAGTTGATTTCAGCACCTTAGTTGCCATTACCTTAGCCTCCCGTTCCTGAGCTCGTACAGGAACTTTGAATTCCCATCCCTGACCTCGTTAAGAGCGCGTCTTATATCTTCACGCCGCTTCTCCAGGCTCAGGGGCACTGGCTTACGGGATCTGAATACGGGCTCGTTTCCGATCTCAACACAGCCAGCCGCTTTGGTGGCTTCACGAAACTTAGCCTTCGATGTGTAATGTTTGCCGTCAGCCATGTGGCGTAGAGGGGCCATCTCGTCGCTGTGGACAGCAGGAGCATCCGTACTGCCGGCATATTTCTCAACAAACTCACCATCCCTCAAGACGAATGTGGTCACTTGCCTATCCCATACACAAGAGACACCAAATGGACAATATTTGTTGCGCCAACCTTCTCACGCATGCGATTCAAGTGCTGCTCAACGGTCCTAGGTGACAAATGAAGCTCCCTAGCTGCCTCTTTTGCGGTCACGCCGGTCAACATTATGTCCAACACCTCGCCTTGGCGTGCCGTGAGTTTTGGTGGCCGTTCCACTATTTCAGACCTGCCCTCAGCTTGTCGAGCAAAGGATCATGCCAAAGCAAAGGCGGCTTTGGCATTGGCTCGTGAGTGTCTTCCTGCTCTTTGGCTGCACGTCTCGTCTCGCGGCCCTTGTACAGGTTCATGTATTCCGGGTCCATCTTCGTTCGCGGCTGATGCTCCGTCACCCTCAATTCGCCTGCTATGGTGTCCCAGGATTTGCCCTTGCGACGTTGGCTCATGGCCCAAATTAGCCGTTCGGACGACAGTGCCAAAGGCATAGACATGACGATGATCCCTGTGGGGCGCCGGGCGTCGGCGCTTTCTGCCACGCCTTATACGCTTTCTCAACTTGAACCCTTAGGGGCAGCCTTGGCTTTGGCTCGCGCTGCCGTTATCTCGAGCCTCGTTTTCTCTTTATCGTGCTTGGCCTCAATTTCACTTTGCTCACCCTCACGCTCAGTCTGTTCTTTTTCATGCTTCATTTCAAGCTTGCTCTGGGCATGCTCGAGGCTAGCCTGTTTAGCCTCATGTCGCATCTCAAGACGGTGCGTGGCATCTTCACGTACAGCTTGATGAACCTCCAGGCCCATCTTGGCCATTTCCATCTGCATACGCATTTCTTCCATGCGCTTCTCAACCAACTTGATCTGAAGATCAATTTGCTTCATTTGCATGTCAACGGCAGAATTAAGGCGCTCACCCTCATTCTCGATGCGTTGGCGCTCAATCTCAGCATCAGCCGCCTTGATTTGGGCCTGAGTGTCCATCTGAGCAGCCTGAAGATCAAACTGATTCTTCTGCATGTCGCCTTGTTGCTTAACTTTATTGTTCTCAATGTCGGATTGAGCCTTCATCATGACCGCCTGAGCCTTCAATTGCTCAGGGTTAGGCTGTGTAGCGGCCTTCTCTTGCATCTTTTTCATCATTTCCGGCGCCTGATCAATGAAATCCTCAATCGCCGTTTCAACATCCCTGCCAACACGGTGCCCACGCGCCGTGAAGGCCAATAATTTGCCCAGAAGTGGTATAGCTTCAGGCATTGCAGCACCAATCGATAGCGACTTCTCAAGATAGCCAGTCACCGCAACCACAAATTCAGTTCTTGCCTCCTTATCCTGCGTAATATCGGCAAAAATCGTGGAATCTACCTCGATGTCTACCCTGAAGCCACGAAGCCGCTCATTGCGAAGCAGCTTAATGGCCTCAGCAATGCGTTGTAGGGCCTTGAATTTAGCTAGTAGCTCGGGCGGCACCTCAGGTTCTGGCGCACCAGCGGGCATGCCAGGGGCTTGGGGGGCCATTGGCGCCCCAGGGGGGCGGAACGGGATAACATTTTGACCCATTGGCGGTTGTGGCATACCACCCCCAGCCATGCCACCCGCTCCGCCAGGAGGTTGCCCACTCATGGGAGGGCCACTCACAGGAGGTGGACGCGCAACGGGTGGCATGGTTTGAGGCAGCTGGGGTGGCTGCACCCCGTTCTGAAGCTCAGTCAGCGGTGGGGTATCATCAGGCCCAAGCCCTTCCTCATAGAGGATGCCTGATGCCTCAATCAAAGAGCGCGGTGAAAAATGCTGGCACATTATATCTGCCATGATGCGGACTACATCACGAGCAAAACGCGCCACCTCATTCTGACGTGAAGTAAGCCGGGTACCAGTGGTGTTTGTCTTGAGCCGCACACCGCCCAATGTTTCACGAGCATCACTGGTACCGCGCATGATATCGTTGATACCAGTAAGTTGGTTCATCTCCTCAATCTGCTGCTGCTTGATCTGCACCAATTCATTGATGACGTCCTTGATCTGCTGAATTGGCATCCAACTGATATTGCCTTCAACGCCGCCATCTTCAGCAAAGGCAGCCCAGTCATCAACCGGGATCAATTCATTCTCAATATTCTCGCTGAACATCCGCTGGATATCTTTAGCAGCGGCATTATAGACACCAGTCATTTTACATGCCTTGGTCAGCATGGCGATGCGCTGGGTCAGTTCGTCAATTTGAATGGCCTGATCCTGATACTGAATGTAATCAGGCACCGGTACCAGCGTGCTGGTGGTCGGATTGGCATACAGCGGCTTGGGGCACGGGTAAAAGTTCTCAAGCTCGAGCGGATCCTCTTTGCGGTCGCACAAGTAGTCATAGCCCATAGCTACCCAATAGACCGTTTCGTCGTCCTTGCTCCAAATCTCGTAAATTTGTCCCTTGTCTTGATCTGATTGTGACGTCTGCGGCTGTTGGTTGGTATTCAGCACCTTCTGACCGCGGTCGTCCTTCTCAAGAGGGATGTGTTTGCCGATCCGCTTGCCAAAACGACGATTCATTTGGTCACGGCTCATGTAGATACGCTTGCCTACCGCCGTAACCTCAGCCCACACGCGGGCACGCACAGGGAACGTAAAGAAGTCAGGCCATTGCACAAAGTCAACCGGGGTGCTCTCACGCACCACCCTGTCGCCCGTGCTGCGCAGCTTCTCTTCCTCTAATTCATGCTCGTCATCACCCGCCTGTGATTGCTCTTCAGGCTGATTGCTTAAACTTAGCAGACGCGGGCGCTTGCGCCCTTTAGGTGTCGTGACGGTATTATCTGGGGTTTCTTCATCATTATTGGCTTCACGATCAGTAGGCAGTTCACCCTGAGCATCACGCCGGTCGTCCTGTGTCTCAGGCGGCAGTGAAACACTTTCCTCAATCTCAGGCTCATAACGCACCCAAACGGTACCGCGCCCAGGCAGCAGGTAGTCACTGACTGATTGCTGCATGGCTTCGTCAAAGCCATTTATCTCAATTTCATTGCGCAGAGCCCTCTCAAGGATGGTTGATGCGCTGCGCCCCACCGGATCCTTATCCTTGAAGCGCCGCTCAGCAACAGGCAACGCAGGACGCCCGTAAAGGGCTGGTTTCAGGATTTCAAAATTGGACCAAAGTGAACTGTACCGTCGCGACCCTTCTTCATCAACACGGTTGCGGTCATCACGAAATCGCTTCTCAATCTTTTCACCGCGCTTAAACCAGCGCTTGAACTCCACGTTGTCCTTGACTGAATATATCTGATCCAGCCAATGCTTCGCCAACCGACGGCTCTCATTGCCGCCATCAGGCCCTGCCAGTTTGTCTAGTTCAATTGCCATGTAGTGCCTTAGTAAACTCCATTGCCATATCTTTTTGGAAGATCGGTATACCCACCCGGTAGAGGTGGCCCTATATATTTAGGTGCGTAAGGAATTTCTAAAAGTTTTCGAAGTCCGCGTGGTTGTAAATGGGGTTGCATTTTAAGGAAAGGTGGATTTTGTTTCTGCAAAATACCTGCATTTGGTATGTCAGATTCCATCCTGAGCATAGGATCAAATAAAGGGGCCAGAGGGTCAGTCGCTTGTGCAGGCGGTGGTGATCCTTTGCCCTGAAGTGCCCTGACGAATTCTTCAATTGACGGCATTAATGTATCCTGACGCCACGGCGGTCACCGCGCCGCTCATTGGCTTCAAACAGATCAGTCAAAGTCACGGTACATTGGGCTGGGTCCATTGAGAGCACCTTTGGAGCCGAAGGTGGCGGGGCTGCGGGCCTGCCACGCACCATTTTGTCCAGCACCTGACCAATTAGAGACAGACTATCCACCTGATCATCATTCCTACCGGCAGGAAAGGTCATCAATTCCGCCTTGAAAGCCGGGTACCATGGCTTATAGGTAGGCACGTAAAGCCCACCTCCCTCCATGCCCATGCGGCCCCTGATAGATTGAGCCCTGACTGACTTATCACCTTTCGCGGCGAATTGTGCACGAGCAATATAAAGCTTGCGCTCACGCAACCGTTTATTGAGGAAAGGCCCAACACCAGATTTGATCTGGCCTGATTCCTCAGCCCAACCTAGCGGACGCCACGTCTCAACCATGTCACAAAGTGCTTCAACCCATTTATCTGACGCTGCTTGAGCGCGGTATAGATCAAGTAAGTAGATGTGATTGTCAGCATCAACCCCCACTACCACATGAACAGTGTAGTCCCCACCATCAGCCGTTACCGCATAGTCACTTGCCCCATAGATGTTCAACGTCTCGCGGGGTGGCATCACGGTATATGGCTTCAGCCAGTCAGCCTGAAAGAAGTCACCGGACTCAGGGGCTGGCCGTTGCTGATAAAGGGCATTCCATGTGCGCGCATTGCGTTGAAATCCTGAAAAGAATTCAGGGGTGAACCACTCAGGCCACAAAATATCCCCTATAGCACGGCCAAGGGGATCATCACTACGTTCACATATAGCTGGCAAACAGACGACGTACCAGTCATTTCCGTCTTTACCTTTAATCCAACCACTTTCACCTGCATAGTTGTCAGGCAGGATTCGACCCGGAGGATCGTCCTCATGCCAGCGCGTATTGATACCGATTTCGAACGCTTGGGGCTTTTTGCGGGTGAGAAGGTCATCAAAATAAGCATCCCAGGTCTTTTGACGTACTTGGTCAGAGTCAGCCTGCTCGCGTCCCTTGATAAGGTCGTCCCAAATCACCCCATCAACGCGGTTGCCAGTGATGCCTGTCAAGATGCCTCTTGCCATCCATTCACTGCCATTTGTCAGTGCCCATTCATCAACAGCTGCTGATTCTTCAGACAGTGTAGTATCAAAGATACGTTGATAAATTGGCTGAGTGACAATTGAACGGGCGCGTCGTCCGAACTTCCTAGGAAGATCACTGCCATAACTGGCTACGATAACAGACTTACCGGGAAATCTACCCAAATAGTGCGTTGGAAAAACTACTGAAGAATAAACCGATTTCGCACTGCCTGGAGGCATCAAACCGAGAAGACGTTTTATCTTCCCGTCCTCAACCTGTTGCAGGCAATCAAGCCAGAGCAGATGGTGAGCACCAAACTTTGCCTTCAGTGGGATGAATTTCTCACGATCATCATCATCGTCAATTGAGTTTGGAGCGGTCGGGATTTCGATTGTGCTCGCGTAGGTCAACAGGTCGTTTTTCGCTCTTAGCCTCTTTGCCCGCTCCTCGTGTAAGACTTTCAACTCGCTCAAGTACCTGCTGATACCGTTCGTCGAGCTGCTTGCCAGTAATCTCGGACGTTTTCTTGCCATCTGCGGACGCGCTCACACTGGTTTGAATTGACTTGCCATAGGCACGGTCCAGCACCACCTGGGCTGCCTGGATGGCCATAGATTCCATCGTTGAGGTCTGGGCTATCTCAATCAGGCGATCCATGACCGCGCTGGCAGCCGTCCGGGCCTTCTCCTGAATTTCACGATGCTCCTTAGCCACAGTCAGGCGCAGACGCGCCCGCTTGCGGCGGATTTTATGCACCATTGTTTTCATGCTAACGATCTCCTCACCATTCAATTTCCTCTGAATCGTTTCCCAAGATTTGATAAGCCCGGCAAAGCGCTTCTTGTTGGCATCAACAGTAAGATTTTCGGCCTTGGCCCACTGATTTCCGGCATTAAACCCAACCTTGCTCAAATCCATTTTGGCATTATGAAAAGCTCCACACCCATCCCTGACTACGGGCTTTTGAATTCTAGTTCTTCGCATGGCCGTTCCACAATTTGCACCAGCCTTTAGCTTCTATGTGTCCCCTTACGAGCTCACAACCATCCGGCGCCTCAAAATGGGTGCAATCCCCCTTAGGCCAAGCTTTGGTAGGCCCACAGTGAGATGTTGGGTGACCTTGGTTGCTGTACCCCACTTCAGATTTGGCCTTTTTAGCTGAATTCTTGCCCCCCATGGCTTTTTCCATGCGTGAGATTAGAGCC